AGTTTATTCTGGCTATCATGTGATGTTTCGAGTAACGACTCATACACTTTACTTTTAATTGATTCTTTACCTGGTTTCATTAGTCTTCTCCCTTATATTTATTCCACTCTTTACGATTATTTGCTTTCTTAAACACTTCTTTGAACTTTGGATTATCGAGAGGGGCTCCAAGCAACCGGGCAAAAGCCAGTTGATCTGCTTGCATGTCCCCACTTTTCTCGCCTTTTGTCTGTCTTCGGTTAGAACTTCCGCTAGAAACGCTAAAATCCTCTGCTCCAGAGCTGTTTTGACGCTTACTTTTAGGTATTAGACCGTATTCGGCAGCTGCCTTATATGCAGCGTTTTCGAGGCCTTGGGGGGTATTTTTGAGCTCATTTGGGAGCTGATTGTAGTAAGATTCAACACGTTTGTAGTGTTCTGACGTACGATCTGCGAATTCTGGATATTCAAACTCTAGTTGTTGGGCGCTTCGAGTGAGGGCGTCCTTCGAATTTACACGTGAAAGGACTTGTTTGCCTACTTGGTCAGCAATTTGCTGAACTGCGGCTTCTGGATCGTCGAACATTAGATCGCCAATCTTCTTCACTGGCTTCGCAGGTGCTTGTGGCTCCTGACGAGAGTTCATCATCGCCAAAATAGTGTCAAGTTGCGCCTTGGTCTCTTGTGCGAGCTGCGCTTGATTGTCAATTTTGCGTTGCATTTCGGCTTGAAGATTCTTAAGCTTGTCTTCGTTACCTGTGGTGGGCGTCTCTGTGATACCCGTGTCCTTAGGTTCTTGGTCGGTCGCCATACTGGCCTCCAGTCATTACGTGACTAATCGTATGTTACTGCGGGAGTCGGTCCCGAGAACCGTACAAGATTAGAGGCCCTTGTCTGCCTGTTTAAAATCGTTCTTAATGCCGATGATCGCTAGTTGAAGTTGCCTGGACCCTTCCGATCTGGCCTTTGCTTGTACTAGTTTCTCTGCACCGTCATCTAGATTATAACTTAGTACTCTGGAATCGATATTAGATGCCAGCCGGTCCACTTTTTTAAGGAGGACCGACCAGCCGGGACTATTTACTAGTTCATGTAGGAGTTCCAATTCATCTAAAGTTAACTTCATTGCTGTCCTCCACCACCAGGCATGGCAGACGGCTGGTACATACCAACTGGATTAGTTGGGCTTGGTGCTGCTGCAAGGGCTGAGTTCTGCATCATCTGTTGCTGATTAGCAACTTGTGCTTGCTGCTGTTCCATAGCACTAATCATGGCCTTTGCTTGACGCTGTTTCATGACAAGTGTAATGATTTGCTGCTGATCAAACTGACCATTGAGCTCATCAATCTCTATCACATGATCAACATATGCAACGAAGCCCTGTAGATCTTGATCCGGTCCAAGTTGGACGTCAACTCCTGCGAGTACGCGGTTAGCGACCTCTTCTGGAGTAAACATTCTTGTCTGCTGTGAAGGTTTTCTAATGAACTTAGAGAATTCCTTGATACCGTTTTGTTTAAACTTATTCTTAATCGCCTCATAAATCTCTGTTGGAGACACGATGCCTAGTTGAATAAGTAGTGGGTTTACGATTGTTTGCAAGATATCATTTGCCTGCTCTACGCGTACAGTTTGATTACTGTTAGCAGAGTTAGCATCAATCTCAAAATCGAAATCACCTTGGAGAGCGTCCTTATTGTGGATCGTTGCCCAGAAATTGTCGCCGTCGTCACCTAAGATACGGAACTGAAGTCCAGGAGGAACCTTTTGCTGTAAAGATTGGAAAAGATAGTTCAGAACCTTCTTCCAGCCACGATTCATCCGACGTAGGAATACATCCAGATTGGCGTTACTCTCACCTAACAGTGCACGGGCTCCTGTTGCCGTCCTCGTCGCCCCTTGTCCTCCGATAACGCCTAATGACATATCGGATATACCTGTCAGCCGCTCAATAGTCTGATTGAGGAGGCCCATCTCCTGGAAACCGAATGCGGTTCGATTGCCAAGTTGTGGGAAGTACACGTCGCCCTGCGGATTGTCTAATGGTATCAGGCTGCCTGGCTCCATTGACATTCGCTCAGCGTTACTCGTGCTACTTGATGGTCGATAGAAGCCGAATGGTAGCGAACTGATGAGACCATTGTCCATGTTCATATTGTGGACAGCATCTATCTCTTTGGTCACGGAGTAGAGTAGTTCGATCATACCTACGCCGTAGTCTTCGCCATGTCGCTTGTGGAAATCGATCTTGAAGAACGGTCTTAGGCCCGATGGCATCACTCGACGTAGGTACGTTGCTCGTAAAATTTCGCGTGATTCCTTGTGAACCCACATTACGACGTCTGTGTTGATGCCACTTCCGTCAACGTCCAGCCGCATGTATGCTTCTAGAATTTGGTACTTCTGTAAGTCGGTAGTTGAGTCGAGCATTCCACCAGCTGCATTTTGATTCTTGTCAACTTTGATCGTGTTGGTTGGTTCACCACTTAGCAAGTTCTCACCTGCCTGAATCACCTTCTCAACACACTCTTCTCGGAACACACCCATATCGGCAAGTGTCCAGAGCTCGCTTGCAGTCATCATGACTGACTGGATGACGCTGTCTGCTCGCTGCGGGTCACCGTGCCCGCCGTCAATTGCTACATCTTCTGTTGGTGTCCACTCGATTACTGGTCCATCGAATGCCGTCTTTGTGACTTGTTCTTCAACTTCGATAATTTTTGACGATCTAACGTTTGTGACTTGACCTGATTGCTCGTCCATATGGGTCACTAGATCACCTGGGACTTGTTTCTGTACTACATCCAGATATCGGCTGTACTTACGATCCCAGCGCTGCTTAAGGATCCCACAGCCACTAATTACCCATGACCAGAGCCATGCGTCCGCCGCCTCCTCAACGCCCTGATATTCATTACACCAAGAATTGAGAGTGTATCGCATGAGCTCCTGTATTAGGTAACCCCGATCTACGTTAGCCTCTTGCCTAGCCTTTACTGTGAATGGTGGATCAACACCGAGTAAGGCAGCTAGGAACCTGGCATGATAGGTCTTTGCGTGCGTGAGCGCTACAGGCAAATGAAGCGTCGAGCTCCACTCTTGAGAGGAGTCGTAGATGGGGTAAATAAATTCATCATATTCGGCGAGCAGCCAGCGTTGGCGCTCTAACCAGTTACTTCGCCGTGCGTTAACGGCATTCCAGATTTCTGCAACTCGTTGGCCTGCGTCCATCTCCTCGAGTGTCTTGACGAGCTTCTTGATTGACTGCTCACGAAGTGGAACTTCTGCATCCTTTAGAGGATTCTTACGTCCGTCTTGTAAAACCTTCTGATCGTTATTTAATTGGCTTGAACTCATTAGTTATACCGTCCCATGCTCATTTTAACAGTAGTTAATTCAATCATCTGCGACCACGTTCGTTCTGAGACCAGCCTACTTTTCCTGGCGCCCTGATGACGCGCTCCCGGCCCTTAGTAAAATGCGGCTCAGCAGCAAGTGCATACTTTAGACAACTTAAGAAGTCCTTAGACTCAATCGCCAGTTTCGGTTTGAACTCTTCAATATTCCTGTACTTAGCCCATTCTACCGACTCAATATCAGAAATCAAGCCTTTAAGTGTTCGATGAAACTTAATACGTGGCTCACGTCTTCCGAAATTATCTGGTTCAAGTGGGATGGAGAGGACCTCCTGGATATTCTGAATCCAGGCCTCATCCTTCTTCTCGTTGAAGGTCGTAGCACGCACCCTGACTCCGCCGTCCTTAAGCACCTGGATGAAGCTCAAGTTTCCGGAACCTCCGGTTAGTTCGCTGGAGCCTAGTGAGTCGCAGACGATGTCGACGATCTTGTAGCCCTGGTACCAGGCCCTTAGGTCACGGGCAAACTGGCTGGGGACTGCTCGGCTGCTAAGCTCCTTGAGGACGTATAGCTTGTTGTCAGGACTTACACCAAGTAACACCGCCGTATGCGCCTTGCGTGGGTGTGGATCAATTGCGATTACACAGGGCCAACTTGGGTTGAAGTAGAAGTCGTCAGGTAAGAGGTGCGTCTGACGGTCGAATAGGTGCGATAGGGCCAGGCCCTCTAAATCGAAGAACTCTCCATGGAGGCGGATCTTCTGTTCGCGCTCTGACAGGACGCTGGTAAAGGACTCAATGTAGCCCTCTCTCAAATTGTGCTTGTTAACCTCTGTGCCATAGCGGAAGCATTCAATGTCGTCGCGCTCACCTTTAGCCCATGGCTCATAGATCTCTTTACGTAGCCAGGCAGCCGCAATCGGTGTTCCAATGATCAGGAACCAGGGGACGGAGTCCTTCTTACGACCTCCCCGAAATAGCGAGATGAAGATATGGCGTGGTGGGGGCTCGTCGAATATCACCCAGTCGACTTCGATGGACTCGAATGACATCGGGTCCTGGTCGTGGAAGGCGAACATGATCTCTGATCCATTATCGAACGTGATGTGGTTGTAATAGGGCTTACCGCGCTTATGCAGCTGGGAGGCCTTGAGCTGGTACCACTTATTAATCTCGGGCAACCAGGCATCGGCTACCTTCTCAGGGCGATCTAGTACGACGATTCCTCGTGTCGGGACTTTGGTGTGCTTCTTAGTGACTGGGTTAAAGCCTGTGGCTGACCAGATGGCCTCATTGGCTCCGAGTGCCGTCTTACCTCCACCGTTACCAGCGAAAACCGCCCTGATGAGCTTGTCTGACTTGATGACGTCGAGCTGACCGGCGTTCGGTAAGAAGTTATCTGGCTTCTCCCTCTGGCGACGCTTCTTCTCTTCGATGAGGTCAATAAGGGCCAGCTTCTCTTTCTTGGAGAGTTTGGCTAGCTCTGCATCAGTGAGGGTCTTCATCATCGCCGGCTTCGTCTGATGCTACTGAGGCCATCTTACTTTTAAGCAGGGCGTCGAGCTCGGCTTCCTTCATCGATTCAAACTTGTGGGTGGTGGTGATGGATTCCTTGGCCTTGCCTTCAGTCCGATCGAGAACATCCTTTATGGCCGATAGGGCCTTTGAGCTGTCTATCTCCGACATGATGATGTGGCCAAGGCGTGCGGCTGCCAGCGACTTCATCTTCTCTAGTATGTCCTTGGCTGGTGTGCCATTCTTCAGGTCGGCTCGGAGCACGGGCAATAACGAGCGTTTGAACGCTTCAAATTCGGCCAAGTCGTCAAGCGCCTCGGCTGTCTTGGTCTCGGGTATATTCTGCCCGCGACCCTTTTTTCTTGGGGGAAAGTCTCTCATATATAGGCCATTGTAACTTGGCAGCCGGTAACCCAAGTCTAACGTATTGCTTTAAAATTTATTTTCAGCTTTTTTCTAAAGGCCTAGAATGGCCGTTTGCTAGATCGCATATAATTCGCGCCTAGGTACCCCTGGTCGCGGAGACCGCGTGCGGCGGGCTGGTACGCGCCCCCCTTTGAGATGGGAAAACTGGGGACTTTGCTCAATGATATCAATACGTTATGAGTATGCATACAGTACACAGGCAACAGGCTACTGATAACAATGACTTAGCTTATAGGGGCTTTGGGGC